CGCCGGGGAACCGTTGGTCGTCTGCTGGATCAGCTCCATCGCGAAGTTGGTGTGGCGCTTGTACACCGCCTGGAAGAAGGTCACCTTGGGCGTACCGGTCAGGTACACATCCTGAGCGCCGTAAGCTACGAGTTGCATGAGTCCGCCAGCCATTTTACCATACGCCAAGAAAATAATTCGGGGTTCTCAGGGCGCGCCAGACCGTTAAAGACTTTATGTCCGTACAGAGTACCAATGGCCGATCACGATAACATCCCTGAAGATGAGGAGATGAATATGGAAGAGGACATGGATTTTGACGGTGGTGAGGATGCACTGATCTCTCTCCTGACGACCGATGAGGGTGAGACGATCACCTCCGTCCTGGACAAGCTGGCTGGCTCGACCGAAGCGATCGCCAAGCACATGGAGAAACAGAATGTCATTTTGGTAAAGATTCTCTCGGCTCTTTCGGCCAAGCCATCACCGCCCACTGCTTAAAAATTTCTTGCTCTGTACTACCAATGGACAATGTGCACACAATCGAGCGTGATCGTGTACCACAACACGACCACGAAATACGAATGGAGGTTCTTCGTTCCGAGGTGAGTTCGCTCACCCCAGAGCGGCTGGAAGTATTCATCGGACAACTCGAGGAAAAGATGGGTCTGACCTGTAAAGGTGATCGGTTTCTGCCGCTCACCAGTGGGTTTCGCCAATTCTTCCGGGATGACGAACTAGACGCGAACGGCATGCCCCAAAATGTCGATCTCGAGCGGATTCTAGAACAGAAACGTCGCCTGGTAAACCTTTTTTCCGAGCTGTACCATCGTTCCAGTGAACTGGGTATTAAGGATCGTCCGACCGTTGACGTGAACGGCGACGAGTTTCGGGTCGCCTTCCGTATGATGCGCCTGATTGAAACGGCTGATGACGCCTACGAAATCATTTTTCGGTACGTTCGCTCGTTCGAGCGGATTAACCATCCAACCTGTACGGCACCAATCCAGGGTGACATGGAGTCGTCGATGTTTCGGTGCAAGACGATCGAGACGACCGGTGAGGATGCGGAACAACCGAGTGCGTTTCAGTGTCTGCTCCTGTACCTCCTGAACCAGACGTACATCATGAAGATGCGTCGGTACAAGGGTCAGTGCTGTAAGCAGATTGAGACGGGTGAGGGTCATCTGACCAAAGCGTGGCGTCCCATCATGGAAATCAAGGAGTTTGTGTATTTTTACACACAAAAGGAGGACAAGTATGACATGTGGCGGAATCTGACGAGCAAAGGCTCGATTGTCCGGGACACAATCACGCACCTGTCCAACTGTCGTGACATGCAGTTTCCCGAAATCAAAAAAAATCGAAACGTATGGTCGTTCCGGAACGGCATCTTTGTCGGTCGCGAGTGGGCCGACAAGTATGTGACCAAGTTTTACAAGTACGATACGCCCGAGTGTCAAACCCTCGACCCGACCATCGTAAGTTGTAAGTTTTTTGACCAAGAGTTTGACCACTATGAAGGCATTGCCGACTGGTACAACATCCCGACACCATACATGCAGTCCGTGATGACCTACCAACGGTTTTCGGATGATGTGTGTCGCTGGCTCTACGTGTTCATCGGTCGCCTTTGTTTCGACACAAACGTGATGGACGGCTGGCAGGTTATTCCGTTTCTCAAGGGTATTGCGCGCTCGGGCAAGTCGACGCTCATCACAAAGGTGTGCAAAAAGTTTTACGATTCTGAGGATGTTCGGACCCTCTCGAACAACATCGAGAAGAAGTTTGGGCTCTGGTCCATCCACGACGGCTTCATGTTCATCAGTCCCGAGGTCAAGGGTGACTTGGCACTCGAGCAGGCGGAGTTCCAGTCGATGGTGTCCGGTGAGGATGTATCGATTGCACGGAAGAACGACAAGGCGCTATCGATGACCTGGAACGTTCCCGGTATTCTGGCCGGCAACGAGGTTCCGGGTTACCGTGACAACTCTGGGTCGGTGCTCCGTCGTCTCGTGACGTGGAACTTTTGTCGCCAGGTGCAAAAGGCGGACCCGCACCTGGACGAGAAGCTGGATGCAGAAATTCCAGCCATTTTGTGCAAGTGTGTCAAGGCGTACCTCGAGTACGCGGCCAAGTACAGCGACCAGGACATCTGGAACGTTCTGCCAGAGTATTTCAAGACGGTTCAGAATCAGGTGGCGATGCTCACCAATCCGCTGCAGCACTTTTTGTCATCGACGGAAAAGGTGGTGTACGGACCGGACAAGTCGTGCCCGCAAAAGATTTTCGTCCAAATGTTCCACCAACATTGTCAAGAGAATTTGCTCGGAAAGTGCCGGTTCAACCCAGACACGTACGCCGGTCCATTCTCGGCCCGCGAAATCGAAGTCCGGACGGAGACGTGTGTGTATCGCGGAAATGCCTACGCATCCCAGCCGGTCATTTACGGTCTGGATGTCGTGACGAACGATATTGTCGCCGACGTGTAGAAAAAACTCTCTGACCAAAGTAATGGCGAGCGCTGCCGCGCGAAAAATACAACAGGCGTTCCGGTCGCGTAAAACCGGGTTTGTGAACGAGACGCACTACGTGTCCGACGGGTACAAGCTGAGCGCGCCCGTCATCACGGCTCGGACAGTCACTCTTTATTTTCCATGGGCTGCGTTTGTCCTTCCAGCGTCTCTGCCAGCAGGTATTGCATCGGTCGAAGGCCGGACGCTCATCGGAAACCCGGCGACGTGCCGTCTCACAAAGACGCACGGCATCGTCGGTTCACCCGTCGGTGTGAACCACTGGAACTTTCGAGTCGAGGGTGGAGGCGCAGCCGTTTTCCACAAGAGCGGTTCACTGCAAATCACCACATCCGGTCGGTCAACCTACGAGCCCGTGCTTCGTAAAATTGCGACCCGTTTCTTTCCCGGGGTACGAGTCAACATTTCAAACATCAAAATGACAAAGTTGGACGGACGAATCAACATTGACCATACGCTCCGTCTCGATGATTTTGTTGCCCAATTTATTCGGCACGTGCCTCATTCAGTCGGGACTGTATCACTCGACGAAGAGCTGTTTCCGGCCGCGATTGTTCACTGGAAACAGCCCGCCATAACGCTCAGCTTTTTTACAAATGGTAATGTACTCATTCGTGGATCGAAAGACTTGTCGGTCGTGCCGAGCGTCATTCACCGCATCATCCAATACACTGGCCCGTTGAACATCTTCAAACGTGAACGGTCTCGTAACATGGCTGGACGCCCCATGGTGAACGAGGCTGGTCGGCCCGTCTATGAGCCGCTGGCCGCGACGCGTATGCGTAACCTTCCAGTGTCGGCCAGAAACAAGAATGCACAGAAGCTTGCAAAACTGAACACTCGGTACCCGAAGGCTCGCAGCTATTCAAACACGCGCAACGGAAAGTATGTCCGACCGGGTCCGAATGGCCTCCCGCGCTTCTATCCCGTTGTCACAAACATGTCACTTGTTCGCCAAAAGGTTCTCCGGGCATATGAGACCCATGGTGTCGAAATGCCACCAAGTATCATGCGTCTGTTTAATGTCGAGGGTGCAAACATCTGGGAGGCGCTCAACATGTCTGCACCTGCACCAGTGGCACCCAAGATAAAGAGCCCACCGAGACGTGCACCAAACTGGAACGCAAACCGTGCAGGGTTTTATGTCCGCCCGGGACCAGGGAAACAACCGTACTTTTACAAAGTGCCGGCCGGTAAGGCGGCTGGTAAAAAGACGGTCATGAAGGCGTATGCCGATGCAGGCGTTCCTGTGCCCCAACGGGTCCGGAACATTTTCGGCATCACCGGGAATGTGAGCCCGGTTGGACGCGCCGCCATCAAGGTGAACGGCGACCGTATCAACGGCAAACAGTATTCGCGGTACACAATAGCCCAACTTGTCCGAATGGCCCGGAACATGAACATTGCCGGGGCATCAGAGAATAAAACGGCGGCTCAGATTTTCAAGATGATAAAGAACAAGATTGGACCGTCTCCCGTGTCAGCCGGGCCGTCACGTCCAAACTTGGTTCTGAATGGCAAGGCGTACATGTTCACAAATAACAATCGCATTGTACGTGATGGCCGTGCGCGTCAATTTAATACGTTGACGCGCGCCGAACGTCTCGCGGTCGCCAAAGCCTACCTCAAAAACAACTACGGAAACTTCGAGTCGAAACCACCAAAGACGTGGTACGCCGCGCTCAAGACTATAAAGGCGACACGTGGCCCCGTTCCGTCACCGTCACCCCCTGCACCGGCGCCAGCGCCCCGTTCCCGCACACCATCGTCGTCACCAAATTATGTCAACATGCCCAGGTTCCTCTAGGTCATAATCTTCAAAACATCAAACACCTTGTAAACCATATTGAACAGTTCATTCTTGGACTCGGGGACACTCAGAAGCTCGAGCTCAATTTGATACTGGTTCTCGTCATCACAATCCTGGTCTTGCGGATCGCCAGTGACACACGTCACGTCGATCCGAAGATTCTTACGCAAAAACGAGGTGCGCTTCTTACTGCGGACGCTCGTCGCCTCCTCCTCCGGATCGTGGTCCATCGGCACTTCGCTCGAGACACCGAGACGCGCATCAAATGGGTGGCCATGAAGTGACACGTCATTCACCTCGAGACGTTTCTTGATGACGCTTTCGGTGATATCCTCGATAGTGTTGTCGTAGGTTGCACGACGCTTGCTCGGGTAGTGGTAAATAATCGTGTCCGACTCGGTGACATTCTCCCAACCCTTGTACCGGTGAAGACGGCGGAGCACCTTGTCGAACGTCTCCTTGGTGACATTCGTATCGAATGAACCGCGGTTCATTTTGCCGAGACGAATCTCAATCTCACTCGTATCTTTGGTGCAATGCTTGCGAATAATAGGCTCCCACGTGTCAAAGAGAGAACGGGCAACCTCCATGTCTGGTTTAGAGAGTTGGCGAGTGTTGTTTCTAAATATGGTGAAGGGTTTGGAAAACCTCGGTAATACTTGCTTTCTTAACTCTGCGCTGCAGTGTTTAAGCCATGTTCCGTGGTTGTCGAACCGGCTCCTCAAGCAGCCCTACACAGGCGAGTGCGCAGTGACCAGCGAGTACTCTGCGCTCATAAACCAGTTGTGGCGCAAGTCTTTGCCGTCCCCGGACGTTCGTCCTTTCCACAAGGCGTTCTGTGAGCGCTTTCCGCGCTTCGGCAACGGCTGGCCGCACGACGTCCAAGAGGTTGTCCTCGAGCTCGTTGACACGTTTGAAAAGTCGCTCGGCGTTGGATTTATCCAAGGCATGTTCAACGGAACCGAGTCACAGACTGTGACGTACCCCAAGGGCACTTCGACCAAAGAATACGAGTTTACGACGCTCGTGCTCACACCGGAAACGTCTGGTCAGACACTCGAGGAACTCGTTCGGCGGCACGAAAAAACGGAGGCTTTTGCGGGCTACATCGATGACGCCGGCAATACATATCATGCGGCCGTCAGACAGACCCGGGTCACCAAACTGCCCCCGGTATTTATGGTTTCGTTCAGTCAGTACGATGCGCGCCGGACCATCCGGGTCCCACAGACGTACGGCACGGACCACACGTTATTCGGTCTGGTTGTCCACCAGGGTTCTGTTCACGGTGGTCACTATACAGCCTACGTCAAGCACAAAGGAACGTGGCGTCATGTCGACGATACATCGGTCGTCGAAGCTGACCCGCCCGAGGCTGGCGACTACTACATGGCATGGTATAAAAGTAAAGATTGCATATAGTCAAGATGCAAATCTTTGTAAAAACGCTCACTGGCAAGACTATTACCATAGAGGTTGAGTCGGCCGACACGATTTCGTCCGTCAAGGCGAAGATTTCCGACAAGGAAGGCATTCCGCCGGACCAACAGCGTCTCATCTTTGCCGGTAAGCAGCTCGAGGACGACCGGACGCTCGGTGATTACAATGTGTCCAAAGAATCGACGTTACATTTGGTACTCCGCTTACGCGGAGGTCGGTGTTTCATGATGACTTAAAAAATAATGTAGAATCTTATTAAATGATGTACACAGGGAGGATTTACAGAATTGATAACCTTGAGAATACTAACTTTTATATAGGTCAGACTCGAAACACTCTGCTTCGTCGGTTCACAGACCATAAAAGCCAAGCCAGACGTGGAGGCATAAATATGATTTTATACAATGCCATGCGAAAGTACGGACCGGATATGTTTACTATTGAAGATATAGAAGTTATTCAAGGTGAATCGAAAAAGGAACTTGTAGAATGCTTAAATGAAAAAGAAAAATATCACATACAGAACCTAAAACCTACTTATAACATAGCACCAGGTGGGATTGGTCACACTGGCGTCCCTTGGACATATGAAAGAAGAATTCGTTTCAAAAAGCTTATGAGTGGTGAACGAAATCCTAATTTTGGTAAACCTCTTTCTGAAGAAACCAAAAGTAAGCTTCGTGACGCCCTCAAAGGACGTATTATACCAGATGATGTCCGTCAAAAAACGAGCAAAACTATGAAGGGTGTACCCAAAAGTGAAGAAACTCGGAAACGCATGTCTGAAGCGCGGAAAGGATATAATTCACCTAAAGGAAAAGAATCAAAAAAAGCCATTCCTGTAGATCAATACGATAAAGATGGAAACTTTATAAAAAGTTTTGGATCAATTGCTGATGCAGCGGACGAACTTGGTTGTCAGAGGTCAGGAATTTGTTTTTGTCTAAAAGGAAGAATTAAAACGTCAGCGGGTTTTATTTGGAAATATCACAGCCTATGTGGCGGTGTATAAAAATTACGTTCTGTCACGTACACCAAACAGATGTTAGGTCATGTGCACAAAACCAAAATGCGCCGCTTGAGCTCACCGAACAACTTTGAGGTTTTGGTGGGTCTGGATGCGCACGAAAATCACAACTTGTCATCGCGCATGAAAGCATACGATCTATGGTTTCATGCACGAGATTGCGCCGGGGCACATGTTGTCCTACGAACCGGTACAAAAGGTATTCATGTCCCGAATGAAGACATTGAATGGGCGGCGGGTATCGCAGCGTGGTTTAGTAAGAAAAAGGGGGACGGACGTGTCAACGTGACGGTCGCGACCGGCGCAGACGTGACGTGTATCGCTCCAAAAGGGACGGTCAACTGTACCGGACGTGATTTTGTGACGGTTCGGTGTCAAAAAGTTTAGGTTTTGTCTCGAGCGCCATGGCTCAAACACGAAACTCTCATCCACAAACACAATGACGCCCACATGGGATTCCATGTACGCCATGGCGGTCAAGTATCACTCGGACCCGGCCAAGCTGGCATCGACCGCTTTAAAGATGCGCGAACGTGCACTGTCGATTGATGCAGGTCGACGCAAGATGATTGTGATTACCGGCCCGCCTCCGCCGCTCGGCCCGCCTCCACTGCCCGCTGGTGCATCGAGCAAAAAGAAGAAGGATCAACCGGTCGGACCCCAGTGCACGGCTCGCACACTCGAGGGTCGCCAGTGCCCCTTCCGGGCCGCATCAGGCTGTGGCGCATTTTGCAAGAAGCACTTTTCGATGGAGTGAACTTTTTTACGTGTGTATTGTAATGTACGTACAGGCTTTGTTGGTTAACGCCCTCATCATCCTGCTCGTCCCGCGCATCTTGACCAAGCCCGTCGGGTTCCAGGCCCTGGACGATTTTGTCTTGTATCTGAAGGCCCAGCAGGCGTTTCTCGTCTATTCGTCCGTCATGCTCGCACTGGTCATATATGCGACCAAGTATTGGCTCGAGTATTCAAACAACACCGACGTGATGTCGCCGATCAGCTCGCGTGTCAAGGTGTGATCCCATGTGTCGATTCGGTTTTCGGCACAGTATCGCATGTGGCGGACAAGGTCCGTGAGTACAGGCGCTCCCCATATCATGTGACTCTCGTACAGGAAATCGTTTTGGCCAACCGGTTGAAGTGCACACGGTACCACAAAAGGCGTTCCGGGAATATACTCCTGGAGTCCTCCATAGTTTGTAATGATGACAGGC